GTCAAACATTTTTGGGATGGTTCTTATTGTACCACCAATTTTCCAGTTAGGAAATTAGATTACATCCCATACAATCTCGATCACACTTATAACGGCCAGATCATACTACAGGACGGAGTTATAAAGATGGACTCAGTTTCCACCCCACGTTTTGAGGGAGTGACGCAAAGATACCATGTCTTGGCTGAAGCGACTTACGCTGGTCGAGACGCGTCATGTGGAAGCTTGGTTGTTAGATCAGACCTTCAGGAGACCCCAATCTTGGGAATCCATACCGCAGCCAACAGTCGCGGTAGTTACTTTCATTACGTAACACGCCAATCGCTGACCAACGCGATTAGCAAGAACACTGTTCAAGATGTAGAGACGCGCTTTGTTCATTGTGAACCGCAAGCAGCAATAGCTGAAATCTTGCCCAAGCAAAGCATTCTCCAGGCCGTGGGAAGAATTGAAAAACCTCTTTTTCAACCCACAAAAACAGATCTGCAACCATCAGTTTTATACGAGCTGATGGGGCCGGCCAAGACCGCGCCGGCGCCTTTAACACACAAAGATCCTCGAGTCAACGAGGAGTTCGGAGCGTTCATCCCGTTCTGGCAACAGATGTTTAAAGGTTATAGTAGGCCTTTCGAACCAGCTTTCCAACCGTCTGAATTGAATCATGCTTACATCTCAATGATGGAAGACTTTAAGAGAGTCAAATCTCAGAGCATGGTTCCAACGAGGAAGTTGGACTTGATGGAGTGCATAAATGGACTTACGCACATTCCTCAGAACACCAGGATGCCCATGAATACATCATGTGGGTATCCATACGTGCAGGAACGTCTTAAGAAACCAGACTTGTTCGAAGAGAGAGAGGGTCGTTTGTACCCGAGCGCTCGAATCATTCTAGATTACGAGCATGCCGCCAAACAGTTGGAGCAAGGCATAGTACCATTTTTGCCATATGTTCTATCGCTGAAAGACGAGCGACTCAAGCACGACAAGATAGCTACTCCTCGCACCCGCATTTTTACTTGTGGGAGCGCGGTAGGGTACTTAATATGTAGGAAATACTTTTATTCCTCTATTATGCAATACTACCACGCAGAGTTGAGAGATTCTTTCTGCTGCCCGTCGTTGGACAGGGCGTCATTTGATTGGCACTATTTAGCCAAACACATGTTGGAAGTGGGAGACAGG